TGTATATAGTAAATCATCTGTTATAGACCCTATTTTAGCCCCATCATTTTCTACAAATGTGCGCTTTATTAAACATTTTGGTCCGTTTCTATCAAAATCTGATACTCTACTATAACTTAATTTTAGTTGTCTATCTGGGGAAGAACCAAATAAATCATCTAAATTTTTTTCTTCTTTTGTTTTATCTTCCATTAAATTACTATAAGACTAGAAATATATTGATCAGTGATAATATCTTCTAGTTTACGACATTTTTCTACTTGTAATTTAATAACAATATCTTCCTTATTTAAGACTATACTAGCTTCTAGCAAATCAAGCTTTTCTTCTATATATAATCGTGCGTTATTAAGTAAATTTAGACTTATGTAAGACATTAGTTTTTTAAATTCCACATCGTTAAATATGAAAGCAGCTAATGTCTTTATAACATTTATTACTTTTTTCTTCATTTTAAAATATTTTTATATATACTCCAGGATTTTCTTTATCCACAGAGTACCATTGTTCATTTCGTAAATTATCCACACTGGGTAATCTACCATCTATTGTCATTGGTATAGGAAACATATATTCTACATTATCATCCTCTATAAAATCATGAGCTGTAAATAAATCTTGAATTAGTTCAACACTATTTCCAAAGTCAAATTTACGCTTACTATTTCTTACTTGATGAAAACCTAAAAATAATGGGTTTTCTTTACCAATACACATTTTTGCTATTTCAGCCCTAAAGCTCTCAATAACATTAGGTCGTGTTTTATCAACATAACCTCTAATCTCCTTCTTCCTAGAATTAAAGTGTTGTATACCTAAACTTCTAAGATATTTAGTGACAGTAGGGGAATGAAATATCCCCCTAGATGTCTTTACTTTACTGTTTTTTAGGCTTGGTACTGAGCCTGGAATAAAAATCATATTACCAATCTATCATATTTCCTGTTAAAGCATAATATTCATCATTAATTGTATTAAACATATCGCTCATCCAAATAGAGTTATATTCACATGCTACTTCTATGCTTTCTTCTTCTTCCACAACTTTATGGAAATCAGTGTTAACATATTTAGCATACTTGCAGGCTTCTCCTACAAATGCAAATATAAGTCCCTCATTATTATCACTAAGATTAATTATAAATTGTCTCATAAATTTTTCCCAGTAAGTTGCATGAGCTGCAGGTTCATTTTTAAAACAAGATAATGCACTATTAATACACATTACACCTTGTTTATTCCAATGTTCTAATGAATTGTTAAAATTCATATTAAGTCCAAGATGACAGGTATCTTCAACACACTTTTTTAATTGTGTAAGTTGAGGTGTTACCATAAACTCCCTTGAAACTGTATCATTATTCCCTAATCCAACACCATTCCCTTTGTTTGTAGCTGAAGGAAACTCTGTCATTAAAATTACTTTTACATTAGCATATCTGCATGTTGTAAAAGATTTAAATACATCTAGTTGATTGGGACACATTTCATACTTATTTTCATTATATGAAATATAGAGGAATGACATTAAATTATTCATATAAAAACTATTTAAAAAGTCTTTATCAAATAATTTAAGCCAGTCCCCTAATAAATATCCATAATTAATAGCTACTTCTTTTAGCTTATTTTTAACTTTTACTATCATACAAAATCATTTTGTTGTATTGTAGTAGGTTCTTCCAAAGAAACAGGACGTAATTCCAAAGAAATAGGATCTTCCTGTGGTCTAAACCAAAGTGTATCTCCATCTACCCTAGGGGCTTCCTGAGTACTTCTTAAATAGCTTGTTACATTATTTCTAATATTTTCATTAATATTTATTCTAAATCCTCTGTCAGAACTTGGTACTGTAGTAAAATTATTCCAATCATCACCATATAAAACATTTTTAAGATCTTTAGTTAAAATATCTTTACTAGTGCTTTTAAAATCTTGAAATAACTTTTTAGTAAGATAAAAATCATCTTCATTTGCATAAAAATCTCCATTTAATAATGAAGATTGTTGATAATTCTTTCTAACTTTCCAATAGTTATTCATATGATTTTCTAATGAACCATATCCACTAAACTGACTTATATACGTATATACAATATTTTGAATATTATCATAATTTTTAACACGGTATTTTCCTGAATTAATATTAGTTTCATTTTTCTTTGCATAATCTACTATAGCCAAACAAAGTATTAAAAAATTAATAACTTTATCTGGATCATAAGTAGGAGTATGAATTCTAAACTCTACAGTTTCTTTGTTACCAAATAACAAAGGAATCATATTTACCCAACGATACCTTGATTTAACATACCATTTGCTATTTCCCCTAGGATCTGAAGGATGTTCAGTAACATTAGATAAATCATTGTCAAACTCCTTAAATGTATGCCCCATAGATAAAAATTGAAAAATAGGCTCAAATGCTTCAGCCATATTGTCTTTATTTATTTTATTAGGCATTTCAGCTAAAATTTCTTCAGCTGGCAATGGTGCAGTATAATCCTTATTCTTTAAACGATATCCACCTTTAGTATAAAATGGAAATTGTTTATAAATTGCAGGTTGTAATACACAAAGTACTTTAGTCAAAGCGCAGAAAAATTCTACTGTTCTTGGTAAATTACCAACATGTATATGTAAAGCACAATTCTTATCATAAGTTGTTCTTTTAGAAAGTTCTTTTAAAGAGTCTAAAATTGCTTGCATACCTTTCTTTCCAGAATGAGGTATTGTAACAAATTCTATACCATCTATACTACCATCTCTTAAAGGAATCAACCCTAATGTATTACAAATTCTAGCTGGTATATCTCCTTTTACCGTTTCAAATTCCAATCCAAAAGTATAATCTTTTGCTATATTTTCATATTTAGATAAAGCATCATTAAAAACAGTTGGTTTATATCTTTTTTTAAATATATTAGTAGCACTTTCTAATGCTCCTCCAGAATTATACGCTAATCCTCGTTTATAGTCTTCATCACATGCTCTAATTTTATTAAACTCAGTTATTGGTAAGTCAGTTCTTTTATAAAAAACTCCACTACTTAAACGTTCTTGGTATATTTCTTTGTCTAATAAAGGCTGTAAAATATCTATATTTATACATTCAAATTTTCTTCGTTTGTAATTAATATTTATATTTTCATATTGTCTAGTTTTTGAAAATGCTCCAAAAATAGGATTATAATCTTTATCAAACGCTATTACTCCTCTTTCTACATCTACTTGGGTTCTTAAAACATATTTTTTTAATCTGTGGTCATAAATAATACTTCCTGCAGATAAACGATAATGTTTTTCTTCTACATTAAAACATACAAAGGAATCTGTATTTTCTATTGTAGAATCAGCCACCAAATAATATTCCCCCTTTATCTTCATACAAGAAGTAAGGGGGTGGCGTTCGCCATTTATTATTGTTACTATTTTTAAATCACTCATTTTTATTTTTTATTTTTTAATCTATTTATTTCCATATCTACTGATACAATTGCAGAGCAACTAGCTAAAAAGGCTTGAACAGCTTTATAAGCTATCTCTGCTTTTACACTATTCTTTCTTAACTTTCTTAACTCTTTTAATACCCCTGGAAAATTTTCAAAATTAGCATGAAAATGGTTTATTAAAATATCATTTAATTGTTCTGTTTCATTTAATTCTAATTCATCTATAATATCAGAGACTTTATCTACTTTTTTAGCTTTAATAATCTCTTCTAACTTAGTGTCTAATGATGCTTTACAAGATTCTCCTTCATCACAAAGATTTTCTGTATCCACTTCAACATACGCAACATCTTCTACTTCAAGCAAATCAACTTCTTTTATTACAAGTGCAGTACTTGGCTTACTTTTTTCATCATCTATAGACTGGGCTAAAAATGCACTACTGTCTTTTAAAGTATATAATTGCTTATAACCACTTGTTAAAGCATCAGGTACATAACCAGGTATAAATGATATATTAGTAAGTTCTCCAAAACGGAATTTATATTTCTTAGTAGAGCCTAATGGGGCAAAAATACCATTACAACGTACTCCTCTATAATATACACCCATAGCTCTATTACGTCCTAAATTTAAATCAATAATAGGATGAGCAGAAATCATAGATAACTCAGTTATACCAAATCGCTTTGCTTTTTTTGCATCTTGTTTAACACTTAACCAATCAAGATGATTTCTATATCTAATACCCTCATGCATATAATGTAAGAAGCTATCAGGGTCTAATTCTACCTGTTCTTTTTTAAAAGGTATAAATGCATCATTAGCATGTGTTTTTACTGTATGAAACATTCTTTTAGACCAGGCTACTCCTGCCCATAATTTTAAAGCATTTAATGCAGTAGTTTTACTAATCCCAAGGAAGTAATAACCATGTCCATCTATATAACCAAATACACCATCTGTTAGATGCCCATTTCTCCAATATCTAAGTTGCTTCATTTGAGTTATACCTTTAGAAGTAGCTTGATCTAAATCAAATTCTTCTTCTAATAAAGTAGTATCAACTGGAACTTGTAAATTTAATTGTATTTGTTCAGGTGATCCTATTTTAGGGTGATATGTTTTTCCAACCATTCCAGGGCTATCTACTTTCCAACGATTTCTTTTTTCTTTTCTTTCCTTTGCATCTACTACAGATGCAGTAGGTTTTCCATTATGATAATTATTATGATGTCCCCATCTATCTCCATAATGTCCCCAAGCACCATATCCATAATTAGGATAAGATTCTTTTTGGTAGTTTTTTTCTCTTGAAATAACTGTTTTAATAGCTTTTTCTATGTTACCATCAGTAACTTCATATACTGTATTATGATCAAACATATCTACTGTATCTGCATCACCTCCAATACCATATAAACTATCTGCTATAGAAGAAACATATAAACTATTTCTAGTTTCTTTCCAATAATATAAAGGTCTTTCTTCTTTAGTTTCTTTATCTCCTTCTGAAGATACAGATTTACCATGATAATAAAAAACAGTGTTAGGTTTATTAAGGTCAGTCCATATTAAGGCAGCTGCTCCATTATATTCCGATAATACACTATAATCTTCATCAAAATAAAGACACTCTAAAAGAAGCTCACTATCAATTTTCTTAACAGTTTCTTCTTTAATTTCAAATTTATCATCTTCATTTACTTTTGAGACTTTGACTTTAATATTTACTGTTTTTTCTAACTCAATTTTTCTTTTAGTAGCAAATTCTTTATGATTTAATAAAGTTCCATTATGAACTCCTATAAACTCATATCCAGGATTTTTAAAATCTTTTATTTTTAGTTTTCCAAATCCAAATGGATGAGCATTAGATAATGTATGTGCCCCTACTGTACTTTTTCTAGTATGCCCAATTACTACAGGCACTACTTGAGGGCTTTCTATATTATAATGAGAAATAAAGTCCCTATACTGAGATAGAGACTTTACACCTTTTAATATATCACCATCCATTGATAAACCACATGAATCAGTACCTCTTTCTTCATTCCAGATACCTAATATATTTAATTTATCAATGCTTACTTTTTTAGGACTGCGTCCTGAGTGTCCAAATATTCCACACATACTTCTTTGTTTTTTATATAATTATTAATCTCTACTAACAATTTTTTTGCTAGACTTTTGTTATTTTTATCTATACAATTTTGTATAGTTGCACTATATTCTTTTTTAAGCTCTTTTATAATACCAGAGTTAACTAATCCTATAGCCGCCATAGTGCCTTGCCAAGCCCATGCAATAGTTTCTTCTTTAAATATCCAAAAATTAGAAAGAGTTCTATACTCAACACCATAATCTTTAAATCTAAAAGAGCCTGCATTACCATATAGTTCTCTTCTTCTATCGTCTTTATCTAAACTAAGAGAAGTTAGTCCTAATGTTATATCCATAGCTTTTATTAAATCTGCAGACATTTTTTTATTTGGATTTTCATACCCAACATGAATATGTCCTCCACAAGTTCTTAAAGTATTTCCATTAGAAACATTTACTTTATTCTTTTGCCCAGTATACACGTTAATATCTGGATCACACCCAAAAGCAGATGCTTGAGGTGTATTTAAAAATCTACGATTAAATTCTCCAGAAGCTTGTTCACTAATTTTATAATCATGTATTAATGCTGCTGTTTCAACATAATCCAACATCATTCCTATGTTGTCTTTAAATGTTAATTCATTATCTGAAGCTGGTATATTAAATTCTACCATAACGTTATCTTCTTGAATAAAAAATCCAGGAAGACCACTAACTTCTTTTGGGTTTTCTTTAGTTCCCCCTATTAATCCTTCTGCAGAGATTAATTCTTGTTCATTTTGTAAAAATAATTCAGGGTCACTTCCTAATGTTACTTTTTCTATCATAATAAAATATTTTGTATTGTTAAATTTTTAATTACAGATTCTTCTGGTTTAGGTACATCATATTGGAATACTATAGCATTATCAAACTTAATAATTTCAGATTCAACAAAATTCTTACCTACATTTATTATATCACCAACTGAATTATGGTATACTACTTCTGAATAATACGCACTAAAAGCTCGTATATCATAATAAGTATAATGCATATCACGAGGATATAATAAAACAGAATGATTTGAATTTACATTAAAAGTAACATCATTAGCCTTTTCTCCAATTATAAATGTAGTAGAATGTGTTTTAATATCAGAGTTATTAAATAATAATTTACATCCAAATCTTAACCCTATATAAGTACTTCCATTTCCAAACCCAACCATTTTTATACCTTGTTCACTACACATATTAAATAATTTATGTGAGTATGAAACTCTTTGCTTAGTTATGTTTTTTTTATTATATGTATTGTCAGGATACAAGTCATCCCAATCTATACTTGTATTATTACCAAATACGCCAATAAGCTCTGTATTTTCATCAAGAAGTGAAAGAGCTGAATAAGTAGCTGCTTTACTATTTTTTCCTATAAATATTTGATCTGTAATATTATAGTGTGTTGATAATAAATCAACAAGATTATCTGTGTAATCATCTTTTACTATAACCACCCAAATATTTGGTTTAATTTTTGTTTTCATATTAATTTATATTTTCTATTTAATATTTGTGGTAAAATTTCAATATATTTTTCTTCTGTTACAGTACCAAATGAAGGTGCTGAATTAATTTCAATAACTACAAATTTAGGATCTTCTCTTGTATCTCCATCTGCATTTGTAGCAGATTGTATTTTTAAATCAACAGCTCCTATATCAAGTCCTACAGCATTTAATGCTTTAACAGATTGCTCTACAATGGCATCCCAGTTACTTGGTTTATCAAAGCTTTCATTTTCCTCCATTATCCAAACACAATGAGCATCATTACGATACCATTTGTCTTTATCTGGTGTATCTCTTTTAAGCATTTTTCTACATGTGTAGAAACAGCCTTCAGAGGTTACATGCAAACGATATTCTCTTGTATAATTATAATACTTTTCAAATATATAATTACTAAGATCTTTACCTTCTAACCATGTAATTAGTTCTTCTAAAGTGTCATGCTTTTTATTCCCTTTATTTCTACTACCATATAGGCTTTTAGAAATAATAGGAAAGCTAATATTCTCATCATCTAATGCTAAGTTTTCTGGTGCTAAATGCTCTCCTACTTTCCCACCATATACTGATAATTCAGCATCATGGAAAGAATCAGGTGATAACATTCCTATTTTAAACCAATCTGCAGTTATTACTTCATTATCAGTAAATGCTTGCTTCATTAATAGTTTATTAGATGAATTCTTAATAGCTTTAACAGTATTTACTTCTACTCTTTTACCTCCCATAGTATTAGTATCACTTATTTCAGTTGTAGAACCTAATCTAATAACTGATTTAAATGGGAATAAAGGTAGTACTTTTCTAGCTGGTCTCAATATAGAATGAGATGGGTGCCTAGATCTTATTCTAGGTCTAAACGATGTGTATAATGGTCTTGACATTTATTAATATGTTTTAGTTATTCTTTTTGTTTTATAATAATCAGTCCAATCTCCTGAAGATACTTTATTATCCTCTCCTGTTGGATGATCTTTATTTAAAAAATAAGTAGATACTTGTCCTAAAGGTGAATCAATTTTTTCACGAATATAAAAACTTGATTTTAAATTTTCTGCACGGTATCCTTCTAATGCATCTAATTTTTTTAAAATTTTACTATTTACTTCATATACATCCATAACTACTGAAGTTGAACCATTTTTAGTTAGTCCTGGGAATGCCCCTAAATCTAATAAATTATACATATGAGGTGTTTCAAATTGTCCCACATATTCTGAACTTTCTATTAAACTGTGATTACTTAAACCCTCTCTAAGAGAGCCATATACTGCTATTTTCATATTTATTTGTTTTAAAAGGGGATACATAAACTGTATTCCCAGAGTTTTTTTGCTTTTTCTTCACCTATATTAAAAACTAAGTCACTAAAATCTTTAGATTTATATTCTTCAGGAATTTGTGAAAATAATAAGTTAAACTCTTTTGATAAAGCTTCACTATATTTCTCTCCCCAATTAGTTTCCTTATCATAATCATTATCATAAAGTATATGTATTATTTCAAACCTATCTTTGAGTTCTTTAATAATCTTATCCTTTGGTTTAACTGATTCTGATTGTAATGCTACTGAAGGTATATTTAATACATCTGTAATAGCCATCACATCTTTTAATGATTTAGTTATAATAAGTGTTGTACCTTTTTCAGGTAATTGTGACCAACCTTGCCATACTGATTCATCATGGTCATTTAACCATTTAAAATCTTTATTATAGGGTTGATATATTTTATAAGTTTCTTTGTTGTCTTTAGTTTCTATAAAAGCATATGCATATTTATCTGCTTTAATAGCATTACCATTGACAAAAAAATATTCAATAGGATGAACATTATACGCTGATAAAGTTTTCTTTGTTATACCAAACTTATACCAGAAATCTACGTCATGTAGTTGTGCTTTACGTCTAGTAATATTAATAGTCCTACCTTCTTTTAATCTTTTTATAGTTTCCATTCTATTACTTATTTCAATTTTCTTTTCTGTGCCTTTTCCTAAATTTCTATAATGAAATTTATCTGTTAAATTAAAATCTATTACTATTCTACTCATAGCATCATAGAAATTGAGACCAAATAATTCTTGAACAAATTGTATACAATCTCCTGTACCTAGTACAAAATCTTTATAACATATTTCTCCTGATTCTCCAATAAAAAAACCAAATGATGGTCTTTTTTCTTCTCTAAGAGGTGACAAAATTCTTGAATCTTTGCCTATATCTTGTCCGATATAGTGCTTATAGATATCAACATCTTGTACTTCTTTCATTAAATCTAACTTAGTTAAAGCTTTTATATTTAAATTCATAATCTAAGATAAAATAAGGGGCATTTCTGCCCCCTATTATTAATAATTATACCCAAGACTCTGTTGAAGTAGTACCTGAAGCTGGTGTAGTCGATGGACTATCAGCTGTTACTCTTTCCATTAAATCTTGTGGACCTACTCTAAATCTAGTAGTATCTCCTGCTGGCTCTATAAAATTAAAATATCTTAATCCCATATATCCTTTTTTATTAGGACGAGATATAGTACCATAAGTGGTAAAGACATTAAATTTTTTACCTTCTACATTTTTAGTTACTAAACTAAATAGTACGTCAAATGCTTCTCTTGAAGAATTTACTTCTGGGAATTTATAGTCAGGTCCCATAACTGCTTTTGCTAAATGCACTACACGAGAAACTTCTTGCACCTCTCTCTTTTTATTATATGTATCATCTGCAGTTGGATTGGGCTTAAAATAATAAAATCCTGCGTTTATTTTAGCTCCTGTACTATCAAATATATCCACCCTAAAATCAGGGTATGTTTCAGGTACATCAGCACTACGCTTTTCTACTTTAATTTCAACATTTTTTACTACACCAGCGTCGCCATTATTAAAAATTGCACTTCCACCAGCAAAATCATTTCCATTTAAATCTATCATATTCTTTCTATCTTTTTTATTATTGTTTAAAAATTTGAGACCAATCTACTTTAACGTTTCCAGCCTCATCAGAAACGGCTACTACAATTTTTTTATCTTTTAAATGATCACTTCTTGACCCTATAATTATGCTTTGAGATGGTTTGAAATCAATCACGGTTTCATTTTCATCTCTATATACATATCCTATAGTATCAACTTGTGAACATAAAATAGATGAGGATTTGCCTGTTAAATCCAAGCTACGCTCTGTAATAAGCTCTCCTCCTTTTTCAACGTCTTTATCTTTGGTATGTCCTAGAATAACAAGAGTGTCACAAATGTCTTCTAATTCATTTAGTACCGTTGATAATGCGTTACGGGTATATCTATACCCAGCACCATTGGCTAATGTCGTTACATCAACACCGTCCCAATTTCTACCCATCATTTATATTCAATATAGTACGCAACTACTATATCCGTAAACTAAAAAAGGTATACCGTTAAGTATACCTATGTTTACCGCTATATGTCACCATATAGATTAGACTATATCTTTACCTACAACATTATTTGTTTAGGTACTCTCCGCTTCCACTACCATATGCTTGTAGTGTACTCCCTTTCGGGATAGTCGTTGAACTTTATTTTAAATGTTTATTGTAAATATTATTAACTTTATCTAAAACTTCTTCTAATGTATAATTATTTTTCATAATATTGCAAAATTTACAACACGAAACACAATTATTTTTAGAATAACCTTTTGAATTATCAACCCTATCTATTCCTTTTGATTTATTATCATTACAATAATAACAGTTAGAATCTATATAGTCAATAAAATCATCTAAAGTTAAATTAAATTCTATACATCTAGTTTTAGCATTTGATTTATAATAATTAAAAATAGTTTTGTATTTTCTTAATTTTTTATATTTTTTATCTGCTATCTCTTTTTGTAGAGTATTTACACAATTACCACATGATTTAGGTAATTTTAATAAATGGTCAGACCTAACAACTGTAAAGTTATTACATCTTGTACATTCACATTTAAAGAATTTCTTATATTTTTTAATATGTGAAAATTCTAAAACATGGAGTACACCAAATTTTTTATTTAAAATCTTAGCTGCTAATTGTCTCTTATCTTTCATATATACAAATATACAAAAAATAATTGAGATTTCCAAGCAATTCAAAGAGTTTTTTTATATAATTTCTTATATAAAGCCCAATTTTTGGTTTAGGCGTGTCCTTATACATTTTATTTGCTAACGGAAGAACTATATCTTCTAAAGCAGTTACTGTATCTATAGCTATAAACTTATAGACGTAATCTCCTTTCTCATTGTTAGCTTCTTTAATAGCATTAATTAACTCTTTTAACACGACTATAGGTAATTTTTCTGCTTTTTTGGCTTCTTTGACTACGTCAAATTTAAGCGCATCTACAAAATCACTTCCTTCTTCTAAATCTATTGTTAAACAATCTTTTAATGCTGCTACTATTGTTGTCTTCCCTGTTTTAGGTTGACTAAACAGTACCATTGTCTTTGGATTAATCCTAGTGGACTTGGTTATTTCTTTTGGTAATTCAATCATACATTTTTCATCCTACCGTATACCTTCCTTTTATAATTAAGTTAATATTTCTTCTTTAGGTAATTTCATACCTGTAATACAATTAAGAGTATACTCATTGAATTGTGTTTCTTCGAGTTCTTTTAAATCGTTTTCTGTCATATATAGCAACATGGCTATATTTTTATCTTTTTTTTCAAGGATCTCTTTAATATCAGCATCTAAATTTTCTAATTCAGTAAGTAATTCTATTTTAGATACAGATATTACAGGATATATATCTGAAAGATACATATTATTACCTATTGTTAAGCCTTTAATACATCCGTTTGAGATTGAAGAACCATTAAAAGTTATATTTTCCATATTATTAAATCTTAAATAACCATCTTCATCTAAAAAAGCTGAATAATTATGACCATTACTATTATTAATAATTTTAAATTTAAGCCTACTAGCTTCTACATAAAAATTATATTTATTAGATCCATTTTTCCTTTTAATATTTAAATATTCATAAAAATTTGTAAATTTTTCCATAATTTTATTTTTCATTTCTCTATTTCTTGTTTAACTTCTTTATAAAACCCTATCCAATCTTGGTTCTGCCAAGTATGATGTTCTAGGGCTTCTATCGTTTCATCAACACATTTCAATGCACATTCTTTAGCCATACCCCAAGTTATTCCATCATAAATAGAATCTCCATCTACTTCATAATACCGACCTACTAACTCTTTTGCTTTTTCTTTTGGTGTTTTCATCTTTTTAATAATGCTATTAGTACTACAACCCCACAAATAAAAGCTATGAATTGTAACAACCTTATTATAATTAAATTAAAATCTTTTTTTTCTTTTGGTGTCATATCTATTGTTTTAGTAGTTGTTGTTTAAACCATTTAGCACCAAATCGTTTAAATGTATTTTGAGGTCTTTGAGACACCTTGCTTGTTCCTTGAAAATTATTGTTTGGTAAAATTATACTGTCAGGAAACCTGTTGTTTATATCTTCATCACTTATAGCCTCAACCTTTGCTTTGTGGTAGGCTTCTGTGAACTTAAAAACATCGTCAGGGTGTATCTTTTTGCCATTATTATATTTGTCTATAATAGCATTTTTTAAATCTTTTAATGCATCTGTCATATCTATTGTTTTAGTTGTTTGTTTTTCTTTCATAAGTCTTCTATTTTATTATACCAACCTTTACGATATTCATCTATACAATCAGGATATCTACATTTGTTATTCAAACTACATCCTGACCCTTCTTTCTTAATGTATTTACAATTCTGTGATTTCTCCATAATTTTATTTTTCATTATTCCAATAATAATCACAAGTATCATCTTCTTTTAATGTTATCTCACCAAA